GCGACACCTCGATTCCAGGCTACGCGGTGATCAACGCCATGCTCGATGCGATTGATGTGGCGCTGCGTCCCGACCCAGCCACGGGAAGGTTGGCGCTCAGGGACGCGAACGGAAACGAAATCGCCGTGGATTGCAGGTTCTCAGGTTCAGGCGCAAAAGACCCAGGGTATCAGACCGGAATCGGTGTGGCAGGCATTCGCATCGACATCATCACCACAAGTTAAAGGGAGGGATTTTCTATGTATCTGTTCAACAGTGGCGTATTGGTTTGCACGCCGAACGCTGGAAACCTGTCAGCATTACCGACGCCGCTGGCGCTCGGTGTTCTGCAGGAGGGCAGCATCGACGTGAGTTTTGAAGTGAAGGAGCTGTACGGCCAGGCGCAATTTCCCGTGGATGTGGCAACGGGAAAGGGCAAAGTCACCGGCAAGGCGAAGTTCGCTTCCATCACCGGCAAGACCTTGACCGACATCATCTTCGGGCAAAGCACGGCTGTCGGCTACAACTCGCCGGTCTACAACGAAGGACCGACAAGCATCCCAGCCACGCCGTTCACGATCACGGTCACCAACGCGACGAACTATATCGCTGATCTGGGTGTGATCAACGCGGCAACGGGCGTCCCGTTCGTGCGCATCGCTACGGACGGCACGGGCACGCCGACTGCGGGACAATACAGCGTGAGCCTCACCGGAGCGAACAAAGGGAAGTATATCTTCTCCTCGGCGGACAACGTGTCAGGAATCAAGGTTCTGATTTCCTACATTTACTCCGTTGCAGCTTCCGGGCTTTCCATCACGATTGCCAATCAGCTCATGGGCTATGGCCCGATTTTCGAGGCCGACCTGTTCATCCAGTACGAAGCGCAGGTGGCCTTGACGCGCTGGTTTGCGTGCCGCATGACGAAGTGGAGCTTCCCGGCGAAGCAGGGCGATTACTTGATTCAGGATGTCGAGTTCGCCATGTTCGCCAATGCCGCGGGCAATCTCGCGGAATTGGACTTCAGCCAGTAATTTTTCCCACGCGGTCACCCCAAGGAGGGAGAGCGTCTCGCCCCTGCGCTCTCCCTTTTTTATTTCGCAGTAGAAAGGAATCTTCATGGCGCTGGAAGAACGCAAGACTGTCGAACTGAGTGGCAGGGACTTTATACTGACCCCGCTGAACCTGCTCGACATGCAATTGCTCGAAAAGATTGGTGTGGACGCGCAGGCCGGAACCATTACGGCACGCGACTCCATCGTTCAAACCGCAGAAATTATCTTCCGCTCGGCTAAAGTCGCCGAACCTTCCCTCGAATCTGACGACGTAAAACGCTGCCTCACGCTTCGTAACTTCCCGCGAGCGATGAAGGCATTGCTGCAAGTGTCCGGCCTGGTGGCCGATGACGTGCCGGAAGAACAAAAAAAAACCGAAAGCCCGGATTCGGGATTGATTGGGACGACCTCTACGGCTCAGTCATCACAGCTACCGGATGGCACTTTAGAGACGTTGACGCGTTGACATGGAAGCAGGTCACGCTCCTGATGAAGTATTGGTCCAACAATCCGCCAACGCACATCACTTCCGCTGCTCTAGCGGGCGTCTACCGCAAAGAACGTCTCACGCATGGCGGCGGTGAACCCGCTTCAACTCTAATGTCGATGTCTGGCGTCTCGATAAAGCGAAAGAACAATGGCTGACAACATCCTCGAAATTCAGGCGCGCGCTGATTTCAGCGCTCTCTTCGGCGAAAGCCAAGCTGCGGCCGCCTCGGTAGAAGACTCTTCCAAGCGCATCAAGACCGCGATGGAGAGTGCGGGTGAGGCCCCGAAGAAGATCGAGTATTCTTTGATGGAAGCGCGGCATGCCGCGAGCGGCTTTGGCGAGGAAATTGGAATCAGGATTCCTCGGGTATTGGGTTCGTTTTTGGCGCAATCCTCCACCATTGGTCCCATCCTCGCTTCAGCTTTCTCGGTGGTAGCTATCGGCATGTTCATTCAGGTTCTTGCGCAAGTTCCCGAAGCGATCGACAAAATCATCGCCAAGTTCACGGGATGGGACGATGCGGCGCGCAAAACCTACAACGACATCATCAGCGACAACAACCGTCTGCTGATGAAGAACGTCGAATTGGCGGACAAACAAGAGGCGCTGAATCTCATCGGCATTACCGGGTCACAGAAGTATGCGCGCGAAATCCTGAATGTCGTTGATTCGCAGGAACGCTGGGGCAAATTGGGTGAAGTGCTTGCCCAGAAAGCCGCCGATCTAAACAGACAACTAGAGGCAATAAAGAACAACGCGGCGGCAACCGTTCGCGGCCCAGCGTTTCTCTATAACTGGATAACAGGAATGGACAAGGACGCTAAAGCCTTAGAGGAGCAATTGAAGGCCGTCACCAAAGCTCAGGAGGAAGTTGCGGAAAAAGGAGCAGAAAAAGGGCAGCAGGTCCCCGGGCTCCGTAAGGAAGAACAAATCGCAGTCATTCACGAAACTATGGAGGCGGCCAAGGAAGCGGCCCGATTGCAGCGTGAACAGACTCTTGCGGCATTGAATGATGATGAAAGGGCCGCAAAAGAACGAACACGCGTCGCCACGGAAGAAGCCAAGGAGAACGAGGCCGCGAACAAGAGCATGGACGCGGAGGAAAAGAAGGGCGCCGAGGAACTCGCCGCACTGAAGATCAGGCTCATGCGCCAGATCACCGAAGAGAATAACCGCGAAGTGCGCGAGCAGGAACGCATCACGAAGGAACTCGAACGCCCGTGGGATCAGCTATCTAAGAATATCCAGCGCACCATGACGCATACGACGATGGGATTGATTGAAGGGACGATGACCGTCCAAAAAGCCTTCATCAAATTGGGTGACGGCATCCTGCAAATCATGGTGAACGCGCTGGCGAAGGTCCTGGCGCAGCACATCGCGCACGCCATCATGGTGAATGTGGTTGAGAAAAGCCAGTTGGCGCAGTCGATTGCCGCGTATCTGGGCTACTACAGCACGAAACTTGCAGCGTCAAAGACGGCTGCGGTGGCGCAAGGTACCACGGATGCAGGCCTCGCGGGAGCTGCGGGCTATGCCTCGGTGATCGAGGCGCTTCCATTCCCGGTCAATATTATGACCGCGCCAGGAGTCGCGGCGGAAGTCATTGCGACAACTATGGGCCTGCAATCCTTCGCCGCCGGGACCGATTACGTTCCGAGGACGGGACTGGCACTCGTTCACGAAGGCGAAAAAATCACCCCTGCAGGTCAGACTGATGGCGGCGCGATGCATCTACACATTCATGCCGTGGATGCGAGAGGACTTGATGCTTGGTTCGACCAAAATCAGGACAGGCTGACGCGGACGCTGCAGCGGGGCATGCGCAAGCGAAATGCTTTCTGATTACTGGTTGACTCAATGTAGTGGGCCAACATAAAAGAGAAGGCCAAAGACGGTGATAGAGGCGATCACGGTGAAAAAAATCATCATTGCGCGCATGGATTGGATCGCCTTGCGAATGTCTACGAGAACAGCGTGATCAGTTTCAGTCTCAGCAATCTTTATGGTTTCGGTTGTTGCTTCCAGAGGACACATAGCGCCGACCTCCGGTCGGATAGTACGCCGGGCATCTAGCATGTGCAACATCATTTTACCGCGCAGTCCTGGCTGGGACGGGAAGAGTATTGCCACATTGACCTCCTGGCAGCAGATAGTACCACTAAACGTCTAACATGAGTTACGCTATCTTCCCCACGTTCACCGCGACAAATGGCGGCCCGGCGTGGCCTGTCAAAAAGACGCCATCATTCCGCACCATCGTTCAGATTCCCGCCAACAATCGCGGCGAGAATCGCATCTCGCTGACTCCGTATCCAATTTGGAAGTTTGAACTAGTTTTCGACATTCTCAAGGGCGACTACGCGACAGCTTCTTCCGCGCTGCAAACGCTCGCCGGATTCATGGGCAGCGTGCAGGGCAGCTACCAGAACTGGCTGTACAGCGATCCCTACGACAACGCTGTGACCGCGATGAACTTCGGCACCGGCGACGGCGCAACGAAAACGTTTCAACTCACGCGCACCATTGGCGGCATGGTGGACCTGATTCAAAACTTGAACGGTACGCCGACGATCTATGTGAGCGGCAGTCCGGTAACGCCAGCCTCAATCTCGCCGACTGGTCTGGTCACCTTCACGAGCGCACCGGCAAACGCTGCGCCGATCACCTGGACGGGCTCGTTCTATTTCCTGTGCAGATTCGAGGAAGACGAATGGGCTGACCTTGAAGAATTTCTATATCAGCGGTGGCAACTGACCTCGCTGAAGTTCCGTTCGGTTTTACTGTGAAAAACCTCGGCTCAACTCTCCTCACGTTCCTGCAGACCAATAACATCTTCGGCAGAGCTGACCTCTTCGCCATCACCCTTGTAAACGGTCAAGTCCTCCGCACCACCAGTAGCCAGGCTGACATCACCTACGGCGGCAACATTTTCTATTCATCGCTCTACGGTGCCTGGCAGCGCGGCGTGCTGAAGATGGAAGCCTCATTCAGCCTCACCGCCAACGACATGCCGCTGACGGCGATGCTTCCAGCTTCGATTCTTTTCCCTGGTACGAGCATTCCGATGATGCAGTGTTTGACCGCCGGGCTATTCGATGGCGCAGCGGTGACGGTCTATACGGCGTACTGGGCACCAGGCGAAGCACCGAACACAACTCGCGGCGTGGAAACAAAATTTGTCGGACAGATCCTCGACTTCAAGCAGACCGGGCGCTCCATCGTGGAGTTCACTGTGGCGGACCTGCTCTATCTACTGAACCTGAAAACGCCGCCGAAACTCATCCAGGCTTCCTGCCGCCACACGCTCTATGACGCGAACTGCACGCTACTGGCCTCCGCCTTCGGCGTGTCGCGCACCGTGGCCGCGGGTTCGACCACGCAGACCATCAATCTCAGCTCTGCGGTGACCGCGGCTGTCTACGCCCAGGGATTCATCACTTTCACGTCGGGCGCCAACGCTGGAATCACTATGAGCATCAAGTCACAGCCTTCGACCACGCAGATTGTGCTGGCTGGATTCACGCCGCTGGCATTGGCCGTTGGCGACGGCTTCACGATGTACCAGGGCTGCAACAAGACGCAGGCGCGCTGCAGCCAACTCGGAAATTTACTCAACAATGGGTCAGAGCCTTATGTACCCAATCCAGAGGTAGCGGTATGACGGAAGACGAGTCCCGCGCACGCATTGTGGAAGTCGCAAAGAGTTGGTTGAACACTCCGTTCCATGACTGCGCGGGCATCAAGGGTGTCGGCGTGGATTGCGCCTATTTGCCAGTCTGCGTGCTGAACGAATCCGGCTTGAAGTTGATCCCAAAACCCCCGGAATACGCTCCGCAGATGATGCTGCACAGCGATGAGGAACTTTACCTCCAGTTGATTTTGCGGTACATGCGGGAGATCACGGAAGCAGAAGTAAAGCCGGGAGACTTTGTGCTGTATCGCGTTGGGCGCACTTTCAGCCACGGCGCCATCGTTGCCGAGTGGCCAAACTTTGTGATTCATCCGGTGCGCGACCGCGGCGTGATCGGTTCACACGGCACCGAAGAGGGATTTTTGCGGCGCAGGCCGCGGCGGTACTTCAGTCTTTTCTAAAATGGGTTTCGGCCAACCACAGCAAATCATTCAGAAGTATCATGCGATCCGCACCAACGCTGCCATCCTCGGCATCCCCATCCCCATCTTGTTCGGACAGAACCGCCTTACTGGAAAGCTGATCTGGTACGGCGATTTCACCGCGAACAAAGCGAAGCAGCAGGGCGGCAAAGGGCTTGGCAAAGGCGGCAGCCAGTACGTCTACACCGCTTCGATCATGGCGGCGCTCTGTCATGGGCCTCTGAGTGCCCTCCTAAGTGTGTGGGACAATACCGGGCGCTTTGTCGTCCAGGGCGTCACGGAATCCTACACCGTGGGCTCGCCTTACACGTATACGCCCACCTACGCCGCTGCATTTGCGGCTGACCAGGGAGTCGCGGCAGTCACAGCCTACAGCTATTCAGGGATCAACGATTATGGCTCGCCCGGAGCGATCACGCTGGCTGGCAACACGCCAGTCGGCATGACGGCCACCACGGGCACGCCCAGCGCAGGGCAGTACAAAGTCAACCCCGCCACGGGTGTTTACACCTTTGCGAGCGCCGACGCAGGCAAGAACGTCCAGATTTCCTACGGCTTTTACCGCTACATTCTCGCAACGGAAGAACTTTCCATTGTGCCCTTTTCCGGCCCCTACACCGTCACGGTGCAGAACTCGGCTACCTTCAACAGCGACCTTGGCGTGAAGTATTACCCCGGAGGGAATGGATTTGTCAAAATCTCCAGCGGCACGCCCACGGTCGGACAGTACAAAGTCAGTGCTGGCGTCTATACCTTTGCGGCAGCCGATACAGGGCAGGGAATTGTCATCAATTACCAATATGCTGACCCAAACACGGACAACAACGCGCCCAGTTCGATCAATCTGACGCTCATCGGCGGTGGGCAAGGTCAGTCGCCGTGGTCCTACCTGACCTCGAAGCATCCATCACAAGCGCTGGGATACACGCAACTGGCGATGATCGCATCGTCCCAGCTCTATCTTGGCTATTCGCCGGAACTTCCCAACTACAACTATGAGGTCGCTGGGGCCTATCAAGTCGGCGGCGGCATCCTCGACGCGAATCCCGCCGACTGCATCACGGCGATTCTTTCTGATCCTGGCTACGGCATCGGATTTCCACTCGCCAGCATCGGCGATCTCACGCTCGCGCGAAAATGCTGGACCGCCAATTCGTTCTTTATTTCCCCGGTTCTGGAAAACCAGCAATCCACCGCCAGCGTAATCGGCGAATGGCTGGAAGCGGGCATGGTCGGGGCCTACTGGTCCGAAGGGCTGCTCAAGTTTGTTCCTTACTGCGATACCTCGGCGGTGGGGAACGGCGTGCTCTATCAGCCTTCAACAACACCAGTGGCCGGTCTCACTGATAGCGATTTCCTGGTAGACGATAAGGGCGAAGACCCCGTGAAGGTCACGCGAACGCCTTACATGGACGCTTACAACCGCGTGCCGGTATCTTATTCGGCGCGGGTGAACGATTATAACCCCGAAGTGGTCTATGAACAGGACGATGCCTCGATTCAGCGCTACGGTTTGCGGAGCGAAGATTCGCAATCCTGGGACTTCATCACGACTTTGCTGGCTGCGCAATACGCGGCTTCCATGCGGCTGCAGCGCAACGTCTACATCCGCAACACCTACGAGTTCCGCCTTCCTTCTTCCTTCGCGTTCCTCGAACCGATGGATGTCGTCACAATCAACGATTCGATACTGGGCCTAAACGCCGCGCCAGTGCGCATCCAAAAGATTGAAGACGACCCGGAAAAGGGTTTGTCCATCGTGGCGGAAGACTTCATCTGGGGCGCGGCTGCGCCGGCTTACAACCCCAAGGACACGAACAATCCGCCACCGCCTCTGCCTGGACAGGAAGATCCCGGCAACACGAGTGCGGTAATCTTCGAGGCTCCCTCGCGCCTAGGTCTGCAGCAAGGCAATATGCTGTTCGGCTTCGTGAACGGCTCCAACGAAAACTGGGGCGGCTGCCACGTCTGGGTGTCATTCGACGGCACTAATTACCAGCTTCAGGAGACGGTGAACTTCCCGGCGCGCATGGGCACGCTGGTTGCGAATCTGGCCAGTTACGGCGGCGCGAACCCTGACACGGGACATACACTCGGCGTGGCCATGACCGACAACACGCCGCTCTCCAGCACATCGCCGACCGGCGCGGCATCCAACGTCACGCTCTCAGCTATTGTTAGCGCCGGTCCAGTTCTCGAACTTCTGAGTTACCAGACAGCAACCCTTGTCGCTGACCAGCAGTACAACCTGACCACGCTCTACCGCGGTATCTACGGCACCACACCTGGTGCGCACGTCACCGGCGACCTGTTCGCGCGACTGGACGAAGCATCGTTCACGTTCCAGTTCGATCCGACCTACGTCGGAAAGACCATCTGGTACAAATTCACTTCGTTCAACCTGCTGGGCCAGAACGAACAGTTGCTCTCCAATGTGACGGCTTATTCCTTCACCCTGGCGGGCACGGTGGGCTCAATCGCACTCGACACCGGCGCACTGAACATCATGGCGCCGGGCTACGCTAGCTACCAGCCGCTGACGAATCCGCTGACGGCAACGGATGCCGGCTCGAATGCGACGATCAGCATTGCGGCCTTCACGATGCAGCTCACGGGCCATGCAAATATCAGCCTGAACTCAGGCTCCATCACGGCCCTTGCTTACAACACGTTGTACTGGGTCTATTACGACGATCCGAACTTGACCGGCGGCTCAGTGACATACCAAGCGACGACGACGAAGGCCACGGCGCACACCGGCGTCGGGCGCTTCTTCGTCGGTTCGATTGTGACCCCGCCATCGGGTGGGGCGCCGACGACTGGCAACGGAGACGGAGGAGTCGGAAGCGCTGGCGGGACAGTTACGGGCGGACCTGGCACACAGGTCTACACGACCGCGGGCACGTCGCCGCCGACCTGGACGAATCAGACCAACACGCTTGACGGCAACGTCAACACGTTCGGCGTGCTCACGGGAACAGGAACCTCGCAGATCAAGTCCGGCACCTACGTCCTCAGCAATTTCAGCACTCCGAGCGATCCGACCTACAGCAGCCTGCAGTTGAACGTGAAGATTGCCGTGCCGACGAACACGCTCAACGGTGGCACCAGCCATATTACGATTTCCTATTCGTTAGACGCCGGGATCACTTTCACGCAGTTGCGGCAGATTACCAGCGGCAACACGCTTGCCACTACGATCGACACGGTAACGCTTGCGAAAACGCAGAACTGCGCTGCGATTCAGATACAAGTTCTGCACTCGCAACTGGCCAATGACACGAGCGGCTCCGCGGTACTGGACTTCTTCGAGGCTTGGGTCTCGGGGGTGAAATGAGGCGGACATGAAGACGCTTGGAACGATGACGCAGGCTGGTCAGAGCGTGACCGTGACCGCATCCCAGCGGGATGACGGATCAATTCTGCTTGTAGCGAGCTGCGGCCAAACGACGCGCGAGCACGTCTTCAATCCCGCACCGAGTCTGGACTATACCGAGGACCAGTTTTTGAGCGACATTGACGCCGCGAAGCAAGCTATTTCCGATGAGGCCGCAGCCTACGAGAGCCAGCGGCTTATGCAGGAAAAATTCTTTTCGGACCAAACAACGCCGTGAAGAAACCCCACTACATCGTCGCAGTCATTCTGTTTTGTCTGATACCCTTTATTTTCCTTTACGCGCAACAGGTCAAAATAAACTCAGAGCAAACACAGTTCGCGCTCGATAGCCAACGGCTCAGGGCGATTGAGGAGAGACTGGACAAACTGGAAATCCGGCACGAGCTTCATTTCGACAAAGAGCAAGGGCAATACGATCTCATCACGAATCGTTTGACGGCGCTGGAACTAACGGTGGCTCATCACGAGCAGCTTCTGTGGGTCTTCATCGGCATGGTGCTGCTGATCATCACCGAGAAAATTTTAAGCATGGCGTTTCGCAAGAGCAATGCAGTAGAAAAACTCATTGGACGCAATTAGCCTCACGCGGTTGCAGACCGTTCACCCGGAACTGCAGCGCCGCATCCTGCAACTCGATCAGCTTCTCACCGCGTCTTCGCCCGCAATCCATCTCCGCGTCACGCAGGCATTGCGTACATGGCCGGAACAAGCGGCACTCTATGCCCAAGGCCGCACGGCGCCGGGACCGATCATCACGAACGCGAAGCCCGGAACTTCCATGCACAACTACGGACTCGCCGTGGATTGCTGCCCGGACCTGCCCGGCCTTCCGACGTGGCAGCCGGATTGGTCCACGACGGACGAACGGTGGAAGCAATTTCTTGTGCAAGCGCTGACCTTCGGACTTGCCGAGGGCGCGACTTGGCGGACATTTGCCGATGCCCCGCACCTTTACCTGCAGGAATTGCCCGCAGACCCCGACGACAACCTGTTGCAGCTTTTGACGGACGGCGGCATTCAAGCCGTCTGGGATTGGGTCAATCAGACGTATGGATTCTCATCTTAACTAAGGAGGAAGTGGCAATGACCGTTTTCATGCATTTGCTTTATCAGTTCCTGCTCCTCATTGGTCAGGCAGTCAACCTGTTCGGTGGGATCGTTCCCGCGAAATATCAGCCCCTGGTGGCGTTCGTTCTTGGCTTTTCCCAGTTGGGCCTTGCGCTTTACAACCACTATTACAATCCCGACGGCACGTCGGCCAAGGTGGCCTACATCGCCAAAGTGGTCATCCTTTGCCTGCTCATTTCCGGCGTAGCAATGGCGCAGACTACCCCACCGGCACAGATCGTCTCTCAACCGTGGTCTTTGAACACGAATGTTCTGTCGCTGCCTGGCAACCATCAAACCATCGCGGCCAGTGACAGCGGCTTGGCGTTCACGCCGACGCCGAGCCTCGATCTTTACGATCGCAATCTGATCAGCACGGACGGGGTGCTGAAGGTCTTCTCTGGCGGGGTGAATTATCGGCTGGCGTGGTTAAACAAGAAGATCGACAACATCAGTCCTAACGTGAATTTCCTGCGTGTTCAACTTTTTGTCACTGCTGGCGCCGGCATTGATCAGGTAAGCCTTGCAGGAGTCACCAAAAACCACTACGCCTTCACGGCCGGTGGCGGCGCAAACTACATGCTTAATACGAGCGGTTCGTGGACGCTTGGCGGCAGCGTCGAGTGGGCCAAGTTTCCTGGCTATCAAAACAACGGCTTGATCGTTAAGTTCGGGCCGACGTTTCACTTCTAGCATGGGCGGACTCGTCAGCGGCGCGATCAGCGGCATTGGCGGGCTGATCCTGTCCAAGATCGAGCATGGAGAGATTCAGAACTGGGTGCGCCTGCTTCTCTCCGTGTTCTTTTCCGCC